TTGCGAAAGCCGCGCGCGATGTGGTCTCGCTCAAGTTGAGCGTAGGTATACACGCTCTCGGTCGGCGTTGCGCTGTAGTGCTGCACGATCCAGCGAACTTGGCTGTCTGGTTGATATGTCATTTACTGATCCCCCTCAGGATTGTTTTTATGTCGCCGCCGATCTCGTCAAGGCGTCGGTCCATGCGGTCACGGCTGTCCCGCGCCGCCTGCATGTCCTCTTTGCGTTGCGCCCATAGCCGCTTCACTTCGGTCGCGTTTGATATGCCGCGCGACTCTAGCCGGATCAACCACACCACAACAGCCAAGACTGCAGCACCTATTGGCCAAAACGTTCTAATCATTTCGGTCATATACCCGCCCTTTTGTTTCAATTTCAGCCAGCAGCGCCTTGGCGTCAAACACGTCAGCAAGGAAAGCCTGCTCGCAGTGTCCGGGGTTACGCTGCCAGAAAAACACCACGTCGATGATATGTTCCCGCCTGCGGCCCTGCCTGTGCATCCGTGCGCTCACGCTCTCGTTGGGGCCTGTTTTGGTCAGGTCCCGCGCGGTCATCACGTTTAGCATCTGCGACAGTGCCGACGCTACCATCTGGATGCGCTGGATCATGGCCAGTGTTCCTCATTCGTGGCGTAGTCTGCAGGGATCGGGTCCATGGCTTTGATTGATGCACCAGCAAAGATGTGCGCGCTTTGGTTATTCGCCGCCGCCTGCCCGAAGGCGAAACAGGTTTGCGCGTCCATTGTGGTTAGGGTGTTGTCAGCGGCGATCCATGTAAAGTCTGCCTCGCCACCGTGCCAACGCAGGTTGCCAGCAAGCGCGCCCGCAGCCACGGCAAACCCTGCAAGGGTTGCGGCCCCTGTGATACGGGCAAGGCTTGCTGCGTCGCAGTCGTATGACTTGCCAGCAAAGGCAAAGGTTGCGGTCATGCGGCGGTCGCGTTCTGCGTTCACTGCGGCGCGGGCTTGGGCCAGTGCGATTGCGGGGTCTGGTCTGCCAATCTTGATGATCATGCGCCCACTCCATCGGTTAAATCGGCCACGTCCACTGTCCATTCATTGCGCCATTGGCGGTCTGTTGGAATGTCAGCCACGTCTACAATTTTATATGACTTGCCTGTCGGCACGTCCTTGGCGGCGATTTCTTCTGCCGTCATAACGCGAGCCATGCGCGCTTGGCATCGCTGCACAAAGTCCGCCATGTCGCGCTTCAAATTCTCGTGTCTATTTTCGTCGGAATCGCCACTTGCTTCCTCCTCTGCGCGCTTTACAAGAGAAGCTTCTTCTTTTGCAAAGGCCGTAATTTCGTCCGCCGTCAACGCCAGTGGCACTTCATCCGCTGGAACGATAACCGCCACGCCGCCTTTGTCGTTTTGGTAGATGATGCGCTTGTTCATTTAAGTCCCTTTCAGCGGAAAACAGAAATTGAAACTTTGTCTATGTCTATAAACGCAGAGCCGGAACGGTTTGTAGTTCTAATTTCCACGTTCCCTGCGGAGTATATTTCGAGCACGGCCTGACCCCCCACAGCACTTCCAAAACCTGCATAATTCGCATCCTGCATCGCCGTCGCAAAGTTGATTGTATAGTCACCCACCCCATTATCAGTAACGCTCGACACGTTGCCGCTGGCACGAATTGCCACAGTGCCCGTGCCGTTGAAATTCACCCACGCACGGCAGGCGTACAACGGCGCTGCACCTGCGGCGTTGAGCCTAGCGGGAATTTCCGATGCAACATAGGTCACAACCTGCCCTGCCCGTGCGAGGTGCGAAGGGTCCGCATTCGCAAGGTTCCCAGCGTTGTTAGCCGCCTGTATCGCTGCCGTACCTAGTCCCAACCTCGTTCGCATGTCTGAAAAACTCGTGTCGGCCAGCAAGGCCCAGCCAAACGACGTAACGTCTGCAAATTCAACGCCATTGCCCGCCGCGTTAACCCGCACCGCGTCAAATTGCCTGCCTGTTAATGGAGGCAGGTTGCCCGCGATCAGGGCCGCCCGCACCTGATCGGCCCATGTCCCAAACGCCACCAAGTCCGGCGCGAATTGCAGCGCCTGCCAATCAAGAAACGCATCCACGTTTGTGTCAAACGCGGTCTGCGCCTGCCCTTTGTCCGGGATCGTACCGGGGTATTGTCTGATTACTGGCGCTGTCATAGCGTTTCCACTTCAAGTTGTACTTTTGTTATGCCGCGCACGTCTGCGACTGTCTGACAAGAGCTAACAAAACCATAGGCCAAAAACTCAGGGTTGTCATCAGGTCCAGCAAACACAGCCGCCACGCCGTCCAAATCATTGATTGTTCGCCAGAAAGGGTCGGCAGTGTAACTATCCAAGTGAACACGGTAGCCAACGCGCGATGCAGGTGTGCGGCGCAACAGCGATGTAAGCGTACCTTCGGTTTTCTTTACGGACCGGCTGCGCAGGCCCCGCGTAGATGCCACCTCAACAACGCCGTATGCGTCAGCCAAGCCCATGGCAATGGTGCTAACCGCCGCCGTCGATCCTGTATTTGTAATCGTGACCCGAACCTTTTTTCCCGCAGGAATGTTGAGGTCAAAGTTTGCATGCGTCCGCTCCAAAGACTGCGGCGCGAAAAACCACCGGAAAAACGAACCTTCGTATGGCGTCGCGTCCTGAATGTTGTATGTGATTTGTCTCATATCAATAACCTCCTGTGACGGTAACGGTCCAGCCGCGTGACCGCAGCGTGTCGATTGCATTCGTGCCTGTGGACGAAGGTGCCGACCCGCCGGATTGGTCAAACACACGAGTCCCTGCGGATATGCCCGATATAACTAGCGACACGAGAATGTTATCAATGCTGGTTTGCGTCAGTGCGGTGTTTGTAAAGGCGCTGGCAAAACTACCGCCACTTGCGCCGTTGAACATTCCTGCTGGGATGTTGGCGAGGCTGGTGCAGCCATCCCACGCAAAGTTAAATACAGTCCCTGATGTTGTGTTGATGAGGGGAAAGCTGGTGAGGCTACTGCAAAAACGCCACGTGAATGAAAAATTAGTCCCTGACGACATATCAATCAAAGGAAAGCTGGTGAGGCCAGAGCAGCCAAGCCACGCGCCTACAAAGTTGGTGCCCGATGCCGTGTTGATCAGGGGAAAGCTGGTCAAGCCACTGCAGTTTTGCCACGCTAATACAAAGTTGGTTCCTGCTGACGTGTCAATCAGGGGGAAGCTGGTGATTTCAGTCCAATCCCGCCAGAAATCGGCGAAGCTCGTCACGGCCCCGTAACTAGCAGTCGCGCCTTTACCTATGAAATATGCCTCAACATATTCACGCTCATATTTGATTAATTCGCCGTTGCGGATCAACTGACCCACTATTGCACTGCCGGGGAAATACAGACCGCCCCGACCACCAATGTCATATGGCCCTGCTGGAATGGTGACGCCGTAGGATGCTGTGCCATGATTGGTTGCCAGCACCATTGTGCCCGCAAACCCACCGCTTGGCACGGTGATGATCATGCGGTCGTCCACCTTGTCAATTGTAATGCGGTCTGGCGTTGTCTGATATGCGGGGCGCGCGGCTGCGGTGGCCTGCGCGGCGTGATTGCCACGACCCGACAAATCAGACAACCCTGCCACGCCGTTGCCCGGTGACGCTGCGGCGGTTCTGCTGGTATCAGTAAAAGCGGTTGCGGTTGAGGGTTCAAAAAACACGCCCTGTTCGCCGTTTTCAAACAACTCAAGAGGGGATTCTAAAAGAATTGTTATTTCAATGGTCTCCGCCCGCAGCCCAAAGAACGCCATAGCCGACAATCGCGGCAAACCCTCCAGCGTGTAAGTGATGCTGTCAGCCCGTTCGGTTATCGTCTCCACAACCCGAAACTTATCGGCCCCGAATTGCAGATCGAACGCCGCGTAACGATTAGCCGGTCCAGCGTCAAACCATTCAGTGGACCCGGCAAGACCCGGCTGTTGCGTTGTGCTGGCAGCTGACACCTCGAACAGCCGTTCACCAACCCGCCGAACCGTGCCCAGCGTGTACGTGCCAGCCGTCCATGCCGTTTCAAGCGCAACGTTGGTGCTGTCGATGTTGGTTTCCGTTATCGCAAAAGGCTCAATGATCCGCAGCGTCATAAGGTTTGCTCCAGTTGGAAGGCCAGCGTATCGTCTGCCGCGTCTGCACCGCGTCCAGTGTTGCCTGCCGTAATCTCAGACGTGGACACAAGCCGCTCCATCGACACATTAAGCGCCCGCAACTCCGCGCGCAACTCCGCATCAGATTCGCGCGGCGTGAATACCTGACCGTTATTGGTCCGTGACATCGCCCGCACGAAGTCCTGACCGGTTGCGAATAGGTCCTCGTTCAGGCTGTTGGTGAATGCGTTAACGGCCTTGGCAGCATCCTCAGCGGCAAACACTTGGGCCAGCAGCGCCTTGTTAAGCTCGTTTGTGGCGTCCATTTCGCGGGCGCGAATGCGGGCCGTCAACTCCTCGGTCTTGCCCTGCGCCTGCAATAAACGATCCGTCAAGGCCACGCGGTTAGCCGCCACCGCAAACAGCTCGTTCATGCTGGTAATGTGAGGCACAAGGTTCGCCAGGCTGTCGCCCATGCGCGTAAATTCTTCTGTGATTGCAGCCGCGCGCGCCGCCTCGTCTAGACCTTTAAGGGACAACGTAAAGTCATGCGTAAAGCCATCAAAAACATCAATCGAAACACCAAGCGATTCAGTGGCACCTATGACGCTTTCACGGATGCCGAAAACCGCCGCCTGCAATGGTGCGCCGTCTGCGCCGGATATTGCGCTGGACACAGTAGAACGTCTTTTGCGCAAACCCCAGAATCGACGCTTTTCAATTTCCTTGAACGATTCGAACATGGCGTTTTCCATGTCGATCGTTGCGCTGATTCCGCTGTCGATGGTTTTTGTCTTGGATTTGAAAAATGAGAACACAGCCGCCGCTGCTGCAACGAATGGCAAAGCCGCGCCCGCAGCCGTTGCGAAGCCAGCCAGACCGCCCATAGACAACCCGCCCGAGATTGCGCCAAGGCCCGCCTGTGCTGCACCGCCAAGGCCACCAGCCATCAATCCATTGCCCACCACTGACAACCCAGACCCAAACGCACCTGCAGCCCCTGTGAGACCCCCAAGGATACCGCCACCGCCCACGGCACCCGCAACGCCGACGCCGACCCCACCAATGCCCATCGCCAATTTTATCGGGTTCATCAGCGCATATTTAATCATATCCATGATTGTGCGTTTGAATATGTCGAGAAGCCCGGCCATACCGTTTTTCATGCCGTCAAGAACGTAGTCTAGCGCGGCTGTAATGCCGCCCGAGAATGTGGTGGCAAATTCACCAGCCGCGCCTTCCGCGTCACGCAATTCGTTTGCTATTTTGGCAATGCCGCCAGCCGCGCCGCCGCCACCCGAACCACCACCCGATGCGGCGGTGATAGCGTTCAACGCGCTTGATGCGCCTGTAATATTTATTTCAACTCTGCTTGATTCATCGGCTAGGTCCGCCATAATTTTAGTAAGTCGCTCAGTTCTTGCGGCTGATTCTGCCGCTGCCGCGTCAAATCGTGGATCACGAGGGTCAAAGATAACAGGCTGAGCCGCCTGAGATGCCGCGCCCAGTAGCCCCATCATTTGCATCGCCGCGTGCAGTGATATGCTTAACCTTTCGGCAAGTGCCTGAGCGCCCGCAACAGCGCTGGAAAAATTGATGTCGCCCGCAGATGCCGCAAGACGGTCAGATAAACTAACCCCGCTCACAACTTCACCGTTAAATGATATCATCCCATTTTCGGCGTCCACCAAAGCAGCCTCAATAGATTTAATGTTTGCCTGAGATTGTTCTTGCGCAGCCACCTGCTCGTCTGAAAGAAAGTCCATTTCCGAAAGCGCAGCATTGATGTTTTTTTGCTGGCTTAAAAGATCAATTAAGCCTGACTCTAAATCACGAACAAGGCTCACTTGATTGGTATTAAATGCCTCACCGAATTCATCCATGTATTGGATTTCTTCGCCTGTCAGTCTGTTTCGCGCGGCTGTAAGTGCAGACTGAGCGTTGGCGATGTCGATCAAAACGCTATCGGCCCCAAGTTCCTGCCGCGCCATTGCCTCGTTCTGGCTTTGCATAGCCGCGACATCTTCAAGCCGCGCCCGTGCGCTTTCAAGGTTCACCCGTGCGCTTTCAACAGTCATAACGTTGCCGCTGCTTATACGTGTTGCCAAAAGCGCGGATTGCGTAATCTGGTCCCCCATTGCGATTGTGGAGTTGTCGATTGCCAGTTCTGTTGCATCCATTGCCGATTCAAGATTATTCGCTTCCTGCGAAATTCCAAAAAACGCAAGCGCCAGTTCTTTTGCCCTTGAAAACCCGTCAACCAAGGCAGTTAAACCGCGCGTCAGTCCAGTTATTGCCTGCAGAACCCCGCGAATAACCGCAGTCAAACCAGCCTCCCCTAAAGCGAGTATCAGCCCAGACAGAGTTGATTGCATTGTTGCGATGTCGCCGCCCAGGTTGTCACGCATGGTATCAGCCATGTCAGCCGCCGCGCCTTCTGCGTTGCCCAACTCGTCAGTAAATGTCCGCAGTTGATCCGCGCCCTTGACCAGCACAAGCGCTCCTGATGCCGCCTCGCGACCAAAGATCGTCATGGCGTCTGCCGTGGATAGGCCTGCACCTTGTAACCTGACAAGAACGTCTGATAGGCTGTTTGTCGCAGGGTCTACGTCACTGATCGCAATCCCCAATCCATTCAAGACTCTGGTTGCCTCGCTCGTTGGACCCGACAGCGCCGCCAGAACACCACGCAATGCCGTGCCTGCCCTCTCGCCCTGTATGCCTGCGTCGGACAAGATGCCGATTGATGCCGCCGTGCCTTCCAGATTGATGCCAAGCGCCGCCGCAATAGGGGCAACCGTGGACATAGCGCCGCCAAGCTGTGACACGTTTGTGTTCGAGCTGGACGCCGCCGCCGCCAGCACATCAGACACGCGTGCAGCCTCAGCCGCCGCAATGCCGAAACCTGACATAATGTTAGACGCCGTGTCGGCTGCCGCAGCCAAGCCAAGACCGGACGCGGTGGCTAGGTCAAGCACGGCGGGAATTGCGGCCATGCTTTCCGCAGCGCTAAATCCAGCCTGAGCCAGAAACGTCAGACCGTCAGCCGCTTGGCCCGCGCTGAATTCAGTGGTTGCGCCAAGTTGCTTGGCAACATCGCGCATCCCTTCAAGTTGAGATGTTGTTGCGCCTGAAATTGCGCCAAGTTTTGAAATGCTCGTTTCAAACTCGGAAATTGTGCGGACGCTAACCGCAAATGTAGCAACCAATGACGCTGCCGCTGCCGCTGCCGCACCCATCTTGGCGGACATACCCGCAAACGCGCCTTGAGCTTTACCAGCAGATTCACCCGCCCGGTCGCCGGACTTAGCAAACTTGTCCAGATCGCCAGTGGCTTCCCGAACGGGGCGGCTGTCAACCCCGAGGCCAACATATGCCATGTCATCCATGCGGATTACTCCCTAAACGGCTGCGGCGTGTTTTTGCCATTCGACCTGCTCGATTCATCCGTGTAGACTGCACTCATTTTTTGCAGCCATTGCGCTTCGTCGCCTTCAAACTCGAGCCCTACATTGGATGCCCATGCCTGAATTTCCAAATGGGACAGGGCCGCCGGCCCCATCCCGCCTTGCATCACCGGCCCCACGTCGAACAGCCATTCCGCAAGATGGCGGCGGAACAACAATTCTGGAAACTCAGGCTCTTCATTTGCACGCTCCAAAAAACTCCAACGCGTCTGCTTTATGTCCTTCGGTTGTCCAGATAACCAAGCGTGTTGTCGCGCCCAGAGGCAAAGAGCATCTAGGCTTGTGCGAAAAAATTGGCACGATCCGCGATGAACTCGTCAACTTGCGCGCGCAACCATGCCCGCTCTGCATAGAGTTTGCGGCAATTTTCAGGGCTGAACTTGAACGGCTCACCACCCCAAACCCAATTGTCTGACCAGCCAATCGTCGCGCGGGCAAGCGCGTTCACAGTCTGCCGCTCTTGCTCTGCAGGTGATACTTTCTTGCGCCCGCTTGCCGCTTGGTTGATGTCCTGCACCGCCCGTTTGAACGTAGCGCTGTCAACACCATGAACCTGAATCGTCAACGGCTTTTCGTCCGATCCTGTCAACAATTCATCGGTTACGGGGTGGCGCACGCTGAACGTTGCGCCCTTTTCAGCATCTGCAGCCAAGTCTAGATTGTTCATATCCATGGTTTGTGTCCTTGTGGTTGTGGTTAAAATTCGGGGGATGCGGTCAACCACGCCTCACCCCCCTAGCCTGCCGGAGTTGCAGGATTACGGTGCTGCGACTTCCAGGTCGGCGCGCGTGAACTCGATGTTGCAGCTTGCCATGTTGACCGACCCGACCGACTGGCCGCGCGGGAACGACATGACTTTGCCCATGATATAACGGATCGAGCCGTCGCTGCGCGTCTCGCGGAAGCTAATTTCATCCTTGGACGCCAGCGCAGCAAGCAAAATGATCTGGCCAGCGTCAGCAGAATCGTAGCCAAGCGGGATAGTGATTGACCCGTAGTTCAGTTCGCCGTGAAACTTGTTCACGATGCCACTCTTGAGCGGCGTGAACGTGACCGGAGAATAGGCCCCGCCAAATTCCGGAACTTCGGATGCTTCGCCCACTTCGGTCCACGTCAGCGCGACGTATCCGGCTGCGTCGAATGTTGCGGGGGTGGCCGCCGAGACGGACAGAAACCCGCCGATGCCTTCAGTAAGTGCCATGATGATTTCCTTTCATGGGTGGATAGGCGGGATGCCTACT